GGAAACATCCGTGGCTAGGGTCCCACCCCAATTCGACGCCAGGATGCGGTAGATAACCGCCGCCACCCGTTCCGTTGCCGATGTCTGGAAGTTGACGCTGGTGCCGCCTTCCGTCCCATCGGCATCCTTGGCGAACACACTAAGCCGGCAGGTAGTGCCGGAAGCAGTTGACCCTAGCGAACTCCAGCCACCCGGCGTAGTAACCGTGGCGCTTCCGTCATTGGCGAAGAACACCAACAGAAGGTCCCCCACCCCCACCGCGTCCGGCATGTCCACGTTGTGCGTGGTGGTGTCTGAGTCAAACCGGTCGGGGATAACCTCCACCGGCTCAAACACGCCATCGTTGAAGTTGTCCAGGTCCTGGCAGGTGGCCGGGCTGTTGAAGCACTTGACGCAGCCGGTGACATCGTCGGCCGCAGTGATGCTGCCATGTTCGGTGAAGTCCCCGCCATACCCCTTGTTCAGGTTCATGAAGTCCTGCGGGTCAGGGGTGTTCAAATAGATGATTGGGATGCCGGCTGGCTCTTGCCCGGTTGACCCCAGGGAAACGGGGTTGCCCCCCTCCGTGATGAAAAGGCGAAGCTTCTCCTCGTTGGCCAGGTTCAAGTAAACGCCGATATGAAACCAGAGCGACCCTATCTGCCCATTCAGCTTCACCGTGCCATCGGCCAGCGCCCCCACGCTCCAATCGGCGGTGGTAAAGTCTATCGTGTCGTTGGTGTAGGTGGTGACGGTGGCTAGGTCGCTGACCCCGTTCACATACAAGTGCCGCTTTGCCGTATCGGATAGATCGAACGACCCCACCACATGGTAGAGCGTGGCCGCTGACAGCGCAGAGGACAGCACGCTTAGGATGGTGGTACCGGCTGTGTTCTTGGCTATCACCGACAGTTTACTGGCAGCAGTCAGGGTTATTTCAAAGCGGGTGGTGGCGCCGGCCAAGGTGGTGGCTGACGCTAGGATCGTCCCTGCGGTGATGGTGTCCGCCGTGAACCACAAATTGAACGAGAACACCTTATCATCAGCGGCAAGGTCAAGCCCCGCAGCCCTGGCCAGCCAATCGTTGGTGCCGTCGAAGTCCCCAGCCAATGCGTCATCAGCGCCGAGAAACCCTAGCAACGCCTGGCACGGGGCCACGCCGTAGGTGTTCTTGCAACGCGGCAGGTCTACCTCAAAGACAGACAGTGCCTTCACGTTGTAATCCCCATGATGGGCATGGTTACCTGCATCATCCCGTTATGCGATTGGTTCACGGGTGCTGGGCTAGTGCCGGGCGGAAACCAGCAGAAGCCGGTCTCGTTTGGGTACTGGTCCGGGCGCCACGCGAAGAAGAACGGCAGCTCAAGTGCATGTTCCAATAGGGGGTCAAGGGTTGCCCGCACCCAATCCGGCGTTAGGTTCTGTAGCGCAATCTCGGTGGCGCTATGCTGGCCCAGGACAATGCGGCCCAGGAACTCGCCACTCTCACTTAGTGCCGCCACGGCGTTGGTCACCCGTCCCATGGTGATGGGGGTGTGGCCTACATAGAGCTTGCGTTGCAGCACGGTCATAAGCCCGCAATAGATAACCGCCGCTTCCGGCGGGTCATCGCTGGCACCCAAGACAATCTGGAGCTCATCCCACGTTGCCGTAGGGTAGCGCATTATCAGCGGCCCATCGTTGGCCGGGGTAAAGGCGCTGATGATGTCGGTGAAGGGGTCGGTGCCGTTGCGGCCCTGCAAGGCAACGGTGCCGCCAAAGGTCGAGAAGTTATGACGGGCGATGCCGATGTAATTGGTTGACCCCGCCACGCCCAGATCAAGCGTCTGTTCCGTTAAAATCTCCGAGCGCCACTTGAGCGAAGTGGATGGGTTAAGCATGTTGCTGTCGGGGAAGTCAGTATCCGCTGAGTCCGCATCGATACCGGTTAGGATATTGTGGTAGCCAATGATTGGGTGGTCCGCCGAATAGCCACTCTCATAGTCATCGGCCACATCCCACGCCTCGTAAAATATCACTTCCGCCATGCCCATCGTATTGGACGCACCGTTGTGGGATATCTGCACCCAGGCGTGCTGCCCCGGTAACGCCGTGGTGGTGGCTATGGTACGGGTGGTGGCACTTTCGTTGGCGGTGTCGGTGAACGGCGTCAGCGTCCCCACCAGGGTGCCATCGGTGGCGTTGGCCGGGGCGGCCCCTGACTTGGCATACAGGTTTAGGGTGACGGTTGGATTGATGGCCGAGACATAGCCCGCATCTTCCGACCCATATACCAGCGCCTTGGTGATCGTCTTGGTGCCGGTGCTTGGGTAGGTTCTCCCGGCATAACCAGAAGTGCCTGACTTGGTGGCGCAGGCCGCCTGGGCCTCACCAATGTCCCCATCGAATAGGGTGTCGATCCCACCGCCGCCGGTAAGGTCCCCGAGGTTGGTCCCCCCGGTCATGTCAACAATCTTCTCGTCAGCCTTAACGATGGTCATGGTTTTTTATGATGTGCTTATTGTTGCGCCGTCAGCCACAAGCCCGTTCAGTTCCCTGGCAAGGTCCCGCACCTGTTCCCTGGAGAAGCCGCCCTGGCCCATAAGGTTGATGGTTACAGCTTGACGTGGGCCTGCCGCTGGGGTTGTGGCCGCAACTGCGCTGCCGCCGGCTGTACCGCCACCGCCACTGCTGCCACGCCCTGAAGTAACAGCCGGCTTCTTGCCCGAGCCCTTCTGCGCGGACATGATGGTGGCTATCTGTGCCGCCCCTACCGCCGCCATGGAAGCCGCCAGGGCAAAACCCCACGGGGTGGCACCATAGGTGGCGAACGTCTTGGTGATGGCCTGCGCGGTGTTGATAACCGCTTGGGCCACGGCAACCGCCTTTGAATCCTTGAACAGGATGCCCAACGCGGTGCCAATGTTGTCGGCAAGCTGCAGGTAGTCGTTAACCAGCACCGCCGTGGCGGCGCTATGCGCCCTAGCCGCATCGACACCTGATAGGTTGGCAGCGGCTATCCGTTCCAACGTGGCGGCATATTCCTCACCCGGGGTACGCAGGTCGGTCATAATGTCTTTTTGCGCTTCAAGTGTGCGCAAAAGTTCTTCACCATGTACCGTGGTTTCTACCTGGGCGCTCCAAAAGGATTGCTGCGCCATGGCGGCAAGTTCTGTCGCGGTGCCGTAGGCTAGGGCCGCTTCGGTATCTTCCGGGGTAATGCCAAGCTGCGTCTGCATCCCCGCGAAGGACAGGTCTTGCATCTGCCCCCTAAGACGGTCGAGCTTATCCAGCGCCGCCTGTATGGTCTTATCGGCAAGGTTCGCAAGGTCTGGAACCACTGTTCCAAAGATAAATTGCGCAGTCTCCGCCGCCGCCGCCAGGGCCCCACCAAACAACTCGCCGGCCTTAGCCGCCGTTTTCATGCTCTCTTCCGTGGTGGCAAGCCCGCCAGTAAGCCCATCAAGGAAGCCCTTGGCTATCCCCAACTTGAACGTGTCCTGCAACGTCTCAAATTGAAGGATGTTCTTCTGTGCTGCATCGGCCAGCGGACCGTGCATCGACGCGGCAAGCTTGAGTGATTCAGTGGTGAGGGCAGTTACTTGCCGGATTAACTTTGCAGTGAACAGGCCGGCGAACGCAGTGGACAAGTTACTAACAGAACGCTGCATCGCGGACGTGTTCTTGGCCACCGCCTGCGATGACTTGCCCAGGTCGCGGATAAACGCCGCCGACTGGAGCGAAAGGTTGACAACTAGGTTGCCAATCGCGGCCATTTACTTCTTCGCCTTCTTGGCTTCGGCATCCAGGCCGGCCCACAACTGATGCCCAATAACCGCAATAGCATCGTGAGCCTTCAGGCCAATGGCAGGCCGCATGAATGGCTGCGGTGGGGAATGGGCCGTGCCGAACTCCACCAAATGGGCGTAGCTAGCCGCTGGCTTATAGAAGCCGATGACGGCCGTCACCTCACTGTTGCTTTTGGGGGGCTGGGCAATAACGACGATGGACTCTTGTAGCCTTCCCGTGTCCACCGGGACCAGCACGCGGGCGCGGTCAGCTATAATCTCCCCGCCGGTCTTTAAGGCTTTCTTGCCCAGCTTACGCGCCGGGATAGGGCCAAGCTTGACTAGCGCCTTCTCAAGTTCCTTCGCCCCACTGATATGAACCTTCACCGCTTCCGGCATTGGCTTCCTCCTCGGCTAGGACTTCCTGGTAACATTCCTCAGCCTCCGCCTCGGTTAGGTTGCCATAGTTCTTCGGTGGCGTATGCGCTTCAATCAGCCACCAGACCTGTTCGTCATCCATCTGCCAAAACTCGCTTGGGGTTATCCAGCCTTGGCCAACCGCGATTTTGAAGAGGTCTTTAACGGGAGCGTAGGGTTTGCTTGAGTGCCGCCCACACCCGCCCGAGCACTTGTCGGCATCAATGTTTCCAGCAAAGTATTGGCCACCTGCGATGCAGTCTTGACATCAAACAGGGCCTCGTAAACCGCCTCGTCCGTGACGCGGGCGCCGGCAAGACGCAGCAGCCCCCCATAAGCCTCCGCCCATGCGCTGCGGTTGATGTTGCCTGACTGTATCTGTGCCGCCAGCTCGTTCAGCTTTATGACATCCTCAATCAAGCGCCGCGCACGCATGATACCCTGCTGTAGTTCGTACTCCCTGCCTTCCCAAGTTAGCGTAAGCATACGTCCTCCCTCCCCACTGCCTATTCGGCAACGCCTGTGTTTGAGACTTTGATGAGCATGATGCTGGTCGATTGGGCCACGCCAAGGGTGTTGATGTACCACCCCGAACCCGCCACCAGGTCCGCCATGGGGGCAACGTCCCCGGCGGTAGCCCCGCCGCAATAGACGGTGCCAGCCGTTAGTATGGCCCCAAACGATAGGGTGCCGCCTACCTGCACCACCACCGGCTGGCCGGCGACATGGGAGCTGCAGACGGCAATCCCAAACAGGGTGCGGATGGCGGTTGTGGCCGAGTCGGCATCGAACAAGCCAACCTGGAGCGCCGTGGTATCCAGGTAAACCGACTTCCCCGCCGCAATGGCAGCATTGCCTGGGTACATCTGGTAGACGGCATCGGACTGTGGAACGAGTGCCGAAGTGGTAATGGTTAGTGCGGTCATGTCAGGTCACTCCGTTATGGGGTATAGGTCACGGTTCCGGTCGATTGCAGGGTGGCCTCATAAGTGGCTGCATCCTTATAAGGCGCGGTTTCGTTGACGCTGACCAGATGGAAGGTTCCGGAGATAACCCCAGCATCACCTGTCGGATAGGTGATGACCACCGCCTTCTGCCGGTTGCCGGCGAAGAAGTCCGTCTTCAGCGTCTTGGATTTGGTCACGCCCGAGATGCTGATTTCCACCGTGTTTTCCCCGGCCTCCGTCAGCAACGAGCGCCACCCGTTGTTCTCACCAGATGTCTCGTCCACTGGCTCGCCGTTGATGTTCACGCCCTTCTCGCGCACCCCGGTTATGGAAACACCACCCCATGTGAAGGTGATTGCACGTCCGATAAAGCCTGCCATGTTGGCCTCCTCAAGTTAAACTAAATGCCAGAACTGATAATCCAAGCTACGCCCATAGACCGTAACCCCGGCAACATCCTCAGGCTGCAAATCCCTGTCAATCGTGTCAGGGAAGACGCCCTGGAAGGTCACACCGCTTTGCGTCATGCTTACCGCCGATAGCGCCGTGCGTACCAACCGGGCAACGCTTATCGCCGTCGATTGTCCGGCCGTACCGGCGCTATCGGAAGCCAAGCAGTTGATCTGCACCAGGGTCCCATCTATCCCCGCGTCCCCATCGTCAGCGTAAGTCGGGATGCTGTCGATACCGTGCAGCACGATGGCCGGAAGGCCAGCGCCCTGCCGCCGTGCGCCCCAGGTAATGCGCTGCCCCACAACGGCAACCAGGGCCGTAGAGGCCAGCAACGCCGCTGTCAGTGCTTCTTCCATCTACTTCGCCTTGGGCTTTGCCCTTGCGGCTGGCTTCGCCTTTGGTGCCGGTTCCACCGCCTCAGGCTCCGGTGCATTCGGGTCAACGGCAGCGCCCCGGTCAATCAGGGTGTTGCCCTCCGCCTCCGAGACATCCAGCACGGTTTCCGCCTTGAAGTAACCAAGCGGGCCAAGGTAGTCCTTCGTGAGTTTTATATACATCAGTCGATCCTCGCCACGGTGGTCAGCTCAAAGCCTTCCTGACGCTTGCCGAAACCTATCTCTTTTATACCAACTATTTGATAAGTACGCCCCTCACAAACGACACGGTCCTTAGGCGTCACCTCGGCCATGTCCCGCGACCAGCGCACGGTGAACCGCGTGCCTATCTCGGCACCAGCCTCGAGCGAGGCAATGCGCTCAGAGTCCCGCACGTCTACCTTCAGGGCGGAAACCACCAACAGCGTGGCCCACACCGGAACCGGGTTGTTGAAGCTGTCCACCGTGATGGTGGCACGCTCAACGGCTATCCTGCGGTCAAGCAGCCCGGCTCTCATTTAGGGCCTCCTCCAGGTTGACCTTGGGGAAGCACCCCAGGGACGACCCCGGCGTGGCGTTCAGGATCACAATGTCCGGCGGCAACAGCCGCGCCGCCTGCCTAAGCCATTCGATGAACCCCTGATAATCCCTGGTACGCTTTAGCGGCGGGGGATGCTTGCCGAAGAAGTGGTCGCCGTTCATGTCAAACCCCACCAGGATGATAGGCCTCGCCCCCCACAGGATGGCCAGGTTGATGGCTTGCGCCCCGCTGCTTCTGCCCCAGTGGATGTGCGATGGCTCAAGTGAGAATCCTTCGCCTTTGTGGCCCGGCGCCAACTGCAGGTGGTAGTGGTAGGCCAAGGCCCGCTTCAGTTCCCGTGGGTAGCTTAGGCACGTCCACTTCTCACCATAGAAGTCCGGGCATCCTTTGTGAACCTTCCACCATTCACCATCCCCGGCGTATAGAACATCCGCAAATGTCAGCAGCCTATAAGCGTCATTAACGGCAATCGCCGGGTAGCCCCGGCACTTAGCGGCAACTTCCGGGGTTAATGACGGACCCGACCCCGCTACAATGCACGGCCCCGCCCAGCGTTTCTCAATCACCGCAAGCTTGTCTCCACCCGGTACATGCGAAGCAGGTATTCTGCACTGAGCGGCATGGCGGCCGGCACCTCGCCCACCACCACCGTCTCTCGGTGGGCAAACATCGTGCCGATGGTCAACAGGATTGCCGACTTGATGTCCTCAGGCACTTGGCCCTCAGGAATGTCCACGTCCGTCTCCACATACCCAGCCCGGTAGCGGATACGGACAGCGTTGGGGTATTCTTCCGATGTTGGCCAATCCACGCCCGTGGCGGTGTAGACCCGGCCAGGGAAGCTGGCGATGTCCGTGAAGTAATCGGACACTTCCGTCCCGGCGCCGAACACGCCGCCGTCGCCATAGGCCACGCTCAGAACCTCAATCAACGGTGGGCGCGGCAGGTAGATGGCCCCATCAGGGAAGTCATCCACAAAGTAATCAATCGTCTGATCCATCAGCGCCAACCCGGTCCAGTTCTCAACATGGCGGGTGGCGGCGCGGATATACAAATCGACCAGCCTGTCCTTCTCACCAGCGTCAAGGTTCAGGTGGTCAACCGCTTCTTCCAGCGTGACCGGCCAAAGTATCGGTGGCGTGACAACCCGCAGCATCAATCAATGCCCCTGTAATGGCCCATTGGGCCTTGGTCGCCCTTCTCACCCTTGGTGCCGTTCTTGCCGTCCTTGCCATCGCGGCCACGCTTGATGATGAGCTTCCAGGCTTCGCTGGTTTCAGGCTTGTCCGTGGTTTTCTCCAGCGACAGGAACACCGAACCGGCAAAGGTCACAAGTTCGCCGCGCTCATATTCCTTAGCCGCCCACACGCCCTTATAGGCATCGGCCAGAGCGTCCGCCGTAACCACACCATCCACGCCCCTTTCACCAGGTGCGCCATCCTTGCCGTCAATCCCGTCCCTGCCATCCTTGCCATCCGTCCCAGGAACGCCGGGGACACCGGGAAGCCCATCCCTGCCATCCCTACCCGGCTCACCATCCTTCCCCGGTAGGCCGGGCTTGCCTTCAAGCGGTGCCCGCTGTTCCACCTCGAGC